AGCAGTTTGCGGAGTTGCTTTTGTACATGCAGGCCCTGCGTGATTGGCCGCAATCGCCGGACTTTCCGGCCATCGAGCAGCGCCCGGCCGCGCCGGCCTGGATAGGCGAGCAAGCCCAATAAACGCCCCGCACTGACGGGGCGTTTTCTTTTCCGTTATGCGTAACAACGAACATTCCCCACGGCCTCGCTTATGCGGGGCTTTTTCGTTTCTGGAGATTGCCCTATGAGTTTCTTTCACGGTGTGACCGTCACCAACGTGGACACCGGCGCCCGCACTATCTCGCTGCCGTCGTCCTCGATTATCGGTCTGTGCGACACCTTTACCCCTGGGCCGAAGGTGACAGCCAAGCCTAACCAGGTGCTGCTGATTACCCGCGAAAGCGAAGCGGTGGCGGCCTGGGGCGAAGACGCGGCGATCACCAAGTCGATCAAGGCGATCTACATGCGCGCCAAGGCCGTGATCGTGGCGTGTGGTGTCGAGAAGCTGGCAACTCCAGCCCTGCAGGCCTCGGCCATCATCGGCGGCGTTCTGGCTGACGGTCAGCGTACTGGCATGCAGGCGCTGCTGGACGGTAAGAGCCGTTTCAATGCTCAGCCCCGTTTGCTGATTGCCCCAGGTCACAGCGCGACCCAGGCGGTCGCCACGTCGATGGATGCACTCGCCGGCAAGTTGCGCGGCCTGGCCATCGTTGATGGCCCTAACACCACCGATGAGGCGGCCATTGCCTACGCCGAAAACTTCGGCAGTAAGCGCGTTTTCCTGGTCGATCCGGGTGTGCAGACCTGGGACACCGCTCTCAGCGAAACCGTTGATGCGCCGGCCTCGGCCTGGGTGGCGGGTCTGTTTGCCTGGACCGATAACGAATACGGCTTCTGGGCATCGCCGTCGAACAAGGAGTTTGTCGGCATCACCGGCACCACCCGGCCTATCGAATTCCTCGACGGTGACGCGACGTGCCGGGCCAACCTGCTCAACAACGCGAACATCACCACGATTATTCGTGACGACGGCTACCGCCTGTGGGGCAACCGCACCTGTTCCAGCGATCCGAAGTGGGCCTTCGTGACTCGTGTGCGCACCCAGGACATCGTTATGGACGCGATCCTTTACGGACACAAGTGGGCGGTTGACCGCTCGATTACCAAGACGTACGTCAGTGATGTGACCGAAGGCTTGGAGAACTTCATGCGCGACCTGAAGAAGCAGGGCGCGGTGATCAACTTCGAGGTGTTCCCGGACGACGAGCTGAACACTGCCAGTCAGCTGGAGCAGGGCAAGGTTTATTGGCGCATTCGCTTCACCGATGTGCCGCCGGCTGAAAACCCTACCTTCCTCGTTGAAGTCACGAATCAGTGGATCACCGAAGTCATCGAAACCAAAGCCTAAGGAGGCTTCGCAATGTCCATGATTCCCCAAACGCTGTTCATGATGAACATGTTTGTCGACGGCATGAGCTTCTCCGGCGACGTGCCCACCTTGAGCTTGCCCAAGCTGAAGATCAAAACCGGCGAGTACCAGGGCGGTGGCATGGATGCCCCCATCGATATGGACCAGGGCATGGAAAAGCTGGAGGCGTCTTTCAGCACCAAGGGCGTGCGCCGTGAGGCGATGAAGTTCTTTGGCCTGGCTGATCAGACCGCGTTCAACGCCGTGTTCCGTGGCTCCTTCAAGGGACAGAAGGGGGCCACCACGGCGGTGGTTGCCACAATTCGCGGCATGGTCTCGGAGCTGGATCCGGGCGAGTGGAAGCCGGGCGGCGACGCTGAGTTCAAGTACGCCGTCAGCGTCAGTTACTACAAGCTGGAAGTCGCTGGCGTGCGTATGTTCGAAATCGATCCTGTTAACGCGGTTCGCGTCATCAACGGCGTTGACCAACTCGCCGGCGTGCGCCGCGACCTGGGCTTGTAAGGAAAATACCCATGACTAAAGACATCGACAAAATCCCGGAATGGCTGACGATCACCGCTGACTCGGCAACCATCAAACTGTCCAAAATCGTCAAGGTCAATCAGATCGAAACTGATCAGCTGACCATGCGTTCCCCTACTGTTCGCGAGGTTCGTGCCGCGACCAAAGCCGCCCCGGACGATGAGGAACATAGCGAAATGATCCTGTTCGCCAGCCTGACCGATGCAGGCCAAAACGACCTGGGGGACCTGAGCGTGCGTGATTACAAACGCCTGCAGGCCGCCTATTTTCGCTTGGTGCGCGAAGACCGGGTTTAACGAAGAAATACAGAGGAAGTTGGCTCAGCGGCTGGCCCGGGAAATGTCTTTCTCGGCCAGCGAGATCGAGTCTATGTCTTTCTCAACGATGATCTGGTGGCTCAGGGAGTGAGCTGCCTGGACCTTTTCGGAGTGACTCCATGGCGAACAACCTGGCGCTTGGCGTCGTCATCGGCGGTGCTATCAGTTCGACCGTCGGCGCTGCCTTCAAGGATGTTGAAGGGCGCATCAAGAAACTCAGTGATCAGGGCACCAAGGCCCGGGTATTGCAGAGCACCATTGGCGACACCATTCGCTTGCGTGATGAATGGAAAAAAGCCCATGACACCGGCTCTGCCTCTGCAGATGGCCTACTGAAAAAACTGGAATCCAATCTCAGGACCCTCAAGGATCAGGGCGTCGAGGTCGGAAAGTTGCGTAACGAGTACCAGAAACTGGGCCAGGTGGCCCGTGGGGCTGAGCTTAAGGCGCTCGGTCACACTCAAATCAAGCAGGGTAAGGACGGGCTAAAAAGTTCGCTCGGTCAGGCCACGGCGCTTTCAGCGGCGGTCGCTATTCCCACCAAGATATCCGGCGACTACCAGGCACAGGTCCGTCAAATGTCGCTGTGGGCACACACTGCCGGCACGGATGACGAAGGCAAGATGGCCGCGATGGTCTCGACCATTGCGGACGACAAGGGCATGAGCCGTCAACTGCTCGCCAAGGCGGTGGGTGGCCTTATCGAAAAGGGTGTTGATTGGCAGGAAGCCAGCGCCTATGCCGGCCAGATTGCCGATCTGATCGATGGGCAGGGCATGGAAGCCGAAACTATTGCCACCTTGATCAACTCGTTCAAGGAGGCCGGGGTTAAGTAAGAGGACCTGGCCGGGATGCTGGGCCAGGTCGCTGCAGCCGGGGACATCGGCGCCTTCGGTCCCAAGGACATGGCTCGGTATCTGCCGTCCATGCTCGGTAACATCAAGCGCCTGGGCATGGAAGGTCCGGAGGCGGTGCGCTTTCTGGGGGCCAGCTTGCAGTCGCAATACTCGCAAACGCAGGACTCTGCGGCCGCTGCGACCAACATGAACAACCTGTTGAACGCGGTGATCAGCAGTACCAGCCAGGAGCGCTTTGCCAAGGAAGGTTACGACCTGGCCGGCTCGATCCTGGCCGCGACAAAAAGCGACAAGGCAGCCAACCCGGTTGACGCGTTCATTATGCTCAGTCAGGAAATGATCAAGCGTCAGGATCCGGCGAAGGCCAAGAAGATCGAGGGCCTCAAGGCAAAGATCAAGGCAGCAGCTGACGGCAGCGCCGAGGAACAGCAGGCCATGGTGGCACTGACTGAAGCCGCGGGCTTGGCCAACATCGTCAGCGATCAGAGCGCCAGTGCGGGTTTGCTCGCGCAGATTAAATACGGCGACAAGATCAAGGCCGACATGGTCACGATCCAGAAAACCGACGGCAAGACCAAGATAGAGACGGACGCCGCCAAGGCCCGCGAAACGTCCAACCGCAGATGGGCAGAGGCCACGGCGGGCATGGAAGCTTCCATGATCAGCCTGGGTGATGGTTTGCGGCCTTTGACCGATAAGGTCGCGGATGGCCTGGGTAAGGTTGGCTATGCGCTGGCTGACCTGGCCAACAAGTACCAGCCCGTAACGGCGGTGATTGCTGCAGTTGCTGCAGGCGCAGTCACGTTGGGCGCCGCGCTGAGTGCGCTCAAGATCGGCAAGGGCCTGCTGAACGTCGGCCGTGGTTCGCTGATGGGCAATCCGAACATCCCGCAAAAGGTCATCGTGACCAATCTTCCTGCAGGTGGCTTGGGAGGTTTAGATGGTGGTGTAGACGGCGGCGGCAAAGGTAGGAGGGGCGGTAAGGCGGGTGGTCGCGGGTTGGGCTTACCCAAGGGCGCCAAGCTGCCTGCGGCCCTGGCGGTCATTGAGGCTGGCTACAAGATCAAAGACACCTACGACAATGCCACGACCCGCGATGAAAAGGCCGAAGGCTATGGCGAGGCGGCAGGGGGCTTGGCAGGCACACTTGCCGGCGCTGCGGCCGGTGCGGCGATTGGCTCGGCGGTACCGATAATCGGCACGGTGGTCGGTGGGTTGCTGGGTGCCTACCTGGGCAGCCTGGGTGGCGACGCTCTGGGTGGATATTTGGGTAAGTCCTTCTTCGGCGGCGACGATGGGCTGAAGAAGATGCCCGATGCTGGTCCCTTGATGATGGTCAACGCCGGCAAAGACATTCCGCCTGTGATGGCTGATATCGCGACTTCTTTCGCGCCTAAAGGTGATGGCTCTCTGCTGATGCCTGGCGCCGTCAAGACGCCGGGGCCGGTGGGTGGTGACGTCGTTCGTTCGCTGGCTTCGCCGCCGGCATCGGGCACACCCGCTGGGGTTTCGCTGATGGCGGTACCGCCAAAACCGCCGGCGCCGAAAATCGAGCAGAAGGTTGATATCAGCGCGCCTATTCAGGTGACCGTGCAGGGGGATGTGAAGGATCCGGCGCAGCTCGCCCGTGAATTGCAGCCCTATATCGCGCAGCAGCAGCGCGAAATCACTCAACAGCTGGAAAGCCGCAAGCTCTACGACGAAGCGCATCTTTGACCTGGGGGATTTATGGGCTATATGGAGCAGCTGCAATCAAGCGTGAAGTCCCTGGCGGCGGCGGGTGAGACTGGTCGCCGTAGCCTGGATGGGATGATCGCGCCGGTAGACGGTGCGATAAGTGAACTTAGCGGCGCGGCCTCGGAGTTGGAAGGCATTCCGTTTGTGG